CCATATGAAGTAATTAAAGTATGTGAAGCATGGGGATTAGACAAAGATGCATACCTATTCAATGTAGCAAAATACATAGCAAGGGCCGGAAAGAAGGACCCAGCAAAGGAACTAGAGGATTTGAAGAAAGCAGTTTTTTATCTTGAAAGAAGGATAAAATTACTCTCTAAATAATTTGGTAGTTTAATAAAATTATCGTATCTTTATTGTATAAGAATTAAGAAAATCGATATTTATACGTGAGATTAAATAGCGATAATCTTAAAACTTAAAAACAAATTTTTAAAACTTAAAAACAAAACAGCATGAACATTAATGCAATCAAGCAACGTCTTAATTCGTTGCAAAACACTTCGAAGAAAACGGACTCATTGTGGAAAACCAAACCTGGAAAGTACCAAGTTCGTATCGTACCTTACAAATTCAATAAGGAAAATCCTTTCATTGAATTGTTATTTCACTACAACATTAACAACAAAACTTATTTGAGTCCAGCTTCCTTTGGAAGACCTGACCCAATTTTAGAGTTCGCAGAAAAACTTAAGAAATTAGGTGATACTGAGAATTGGAAAGCGGGTAAGAAAATGGAGCCTAAATTAAGAACTTTCGCACCTGTGGTAATCAGAGGTCAAGAAAACGAAGGTGTTAAATTTTGGGGATTTGGTAAAACTGTTTATCAAGAGATTTTAGCTATCGTAGCTGATCCTGATTACGGCGATATTACCGATGAAACAAATGGTAGAGATATTGTTATTGAAATTGTAGAGGAAGCAGGTAAAACATATCCTGAAACTCGAATCAGAGTAAAACCAAATGTATCTTTATTACATGATACACCGGCAACAGCGGCAAAATTGTTAGAGGACCAAACTGATATTACTGAAATCTATTCAGAATTATCTTATGCAGAATTAAAGACTGTGTTAGAGAATTGGTTGAATCCAACGGCGGCAGTTGAAGAAGAAAATCCAACTCCTTCCGTAACTCAACAAACATTAGCTCCTCAACCAAAGAAAGTTGAAGAACAATTGACTGAAATTCCAGGTGTAGGTATTGGTTCATTACCAAATGATTTACCTTGGGATGATGAGACAGCAGCACCGGCACCTAAAGTGGATGTGGCAGCAGCATTTGATGACTTATTTAACTCATAATTTTTATGGCAAAAGTAGACTTAGCAAATCAAATTGCCGATAGTCTTAACAAAAAGTGGAAAGACCAAAAGGTAGCTTTCTTCTTAGATGATGATTCCGATGGAGCCCCAACCAATGTACCAGGTTGGGTTTCCACTGGAACAGCAATGTTAGACGTAGCAATTTCGAACAGACCTTATGGGGGATTACCCGTAGGAAGAATTACCGAAATCACCGGTTTAGAACAAAGTGGTAAATCACTTTTAGCAGCACACGTGTTAGCTGAAACACAAAGACAAGGTGGAGTAGCAGTATTAATTGATACTGAGACAGCGGTAAGTAGAGAATTCTTTGATGCAATTGGAGTAGATGTTTCTAAACTATTATACGTTTCAGTAGATACAGTTGAGGATATTTTTGAAACAATTGATACAATCATTGAGCAAGTTCGTAAAGGTGATAAGGATAGATTAGTTACAATCGTAGTCGATTCAGTAGCAGCGGCATCAACTAAAAAGGAGATGGATGCTGATTATGATAAAGATGGTTACGCAACTGATAAGGCAATTATCATTTCAAAAGCAATGAGAAAGATTACAAATGTAATTGGTAGACAAAAAATCTCCGTTGTATTTACTAATCAACTTAGGCAGAAATTAGGTGTGATGTTTGGTGACCCTTGGACTACATCGGGTGGTAAAGCATTAGCATTCCACGCTTCGATTCGTATTCGTTTAAAGAATATGGGGCAGATTAAAAGTGGTGAGAGAATCATTGGTATCAAAGTAAGAGCACAGGTTATTAAGAATAGATTAGGACCACCATTACGTTCAGCAGATTTTGATATTTTCTTTGATAGAGGTATTGATAATTTCGGTGGATGGTTAAAGGTGATGAAAGATAACAAATTAGTTAAGCAAGGGGGTGCATGGTACGAATACACCGATACCGATACTGGTGAAGTTATCAAATTCCAATCTAAAGATTTCATTAAAATGATGGGAACTCAAGATGAATTACGAGACCAAATTTATAGAAAGATTTGTGAATCAACAATCTTACAATATAAAAAAGAAGGAATCGATCCGGATGAGATTACATATGATAACGGAGGGCAAGAGCCTGAACCCGATATCGAAACAGAATAAAGGTGTATGAACGAAACATATAAGAAGTTACTAAACGAAGTAGAAAAAGACTATCAGCAATTAGGAAAAGAAAAAGTATTAATTGTTGATGGTCTTAATACTTTTATACGAAGTTGGACGGTAAATCCTACAATGGATGATAACGGAGACCACATTGGCGGCATAGTAGGTACATTAAAAGGTATTGGTTATGCTATCAGAGAATATAATGCAACTCGTTGTATAATTGTATTCGATGGTAAGGGTGGTTCAAAGAGTAGAAAGGATTTATATAGTGGTTACAAAGAAAATAGAGGTAACAATCGTTTTAGAGTGAATAGAGCCTACGCAGATTTGATGAACAAAGAAGAAGAAGGTATATCTATGAAACGACAGATGATTGGTTTAATCGAACTCTTAGAGTATCTACCTGTTGAAATTATGTTATACGATAATATCGAAGCAGATGATGTTATGGGCTATATTGCCTCACAATTATTAAAAGAGGAAGAAAGTGCGGTCATAATGAGTGCAGATAAAGACTTCCTACAATTAGTAAATGATAAAGTTAAAGTATATTCTCCCACTAAAAAGAAGTTATATGATAAAGAATTGGTTATTACTGAGTATGGCGTACATCCTGCAAATTTTATGGTCTATCGCACTCTTGATGGTGATAAGTCCGATAACATTGATGGTATTGCTGGTTGTGGTCTTAAAACTATCATTAAGAGGTTTCCTGAGATTGTTGATTCGAAAGAAATTACAATTGATGCTATGTTTGAATTGTGTGAAGAACGAAAAGCACAAAACGGAATCTACGAAAAGATATTAAATCAAAAAAAGTTAGTTGAAAGAAACTATAAGTTGATGCAATTATTCGATCCAGAAATTCCAACAAACAAAAAGATAACAATTAACGATAAATATTTGGATAATTCAGCAAAATTGGATAAATTAGGATTCATAAAGAAAGCAATGGGAATGAAAGTTATTAATTCATTTGGTGATGTTAATAGCTGGATTCAAACTACTTTCGCAAAATTACATAAATAACAATTAAAAACAAACACGGAGGAAACAACCTATGAAGTGTCTTAAAAGCAACAAAACCGGAAACATTATTAGAGTAAGTGATAAAGATGCTTACAACTCAACAAGTGAATGGAAATTTATTCCTAAATCGGAGTGGAAAGAATATAAAAATCCTAAGAAAGAAACAAAAGAAAAAGAGAGTAAATAATGAACGCAGTAGATACATTAGAAAAATTTGGAGAATCATACCAATCTAAAGTCATAGCTGCACTATTATCAGATTTACCTTTTCTTAATCAAGTTGCTGAAATTACAAACAAAGATTATTTTGAGAGTGAGCAAGATAAGTGGATTGTAGAATCGATATTAGATTATCAAGCAAAACAATTCGCCGCACCAACATTAGACGTATTCAAAGTTAAGTTGGCATCATTGGGAACTGATACTCAAAAGAAACAAATCATAGAAAGAATAAAACAAATCTATGATGTATTCGGCAGTGAAGATATGGATTTTGTTAAAAAAGAATTCATTAAGTTCTCAAAGTTTCAGAAGTTAAAAGCCGCAATATTTCAATCAGTAGACCTAATCAAATCCGAAAAGAGTTGGGATGAAATAGGAGTTGTAGTTCAGAACGCATTAAAAGCGGGAATGGAAAACAATTTAGGGCATGATTACTATAAGGATATTGCGATGAGGATGGAAGAAACTAAAAGAAATTCAGTACCTACTGGATGGAAACCTATCAATGATTTAATGGATGGAGGATTAGGACCAGGTGAATTAGGAGTAATTGTAGCACCGAGTGGAGTTGGTAAGACTTGGGTATTGTGTAAGATAGCAGCTGATGCCGTAAGAAAAGGTTACAATGTAATGCATTATACACTAGAATTATCAGAAATCTATGCAGGTACGAGATACGATACTATTATGACTGGGATTCCATCTAACGAATTGAAAGATAGAAAAGAAGAAGTAGTAGCAAAACTTAAAAACCACAAAGCAAATTTGATGGTTAAGTATTATCCACCGAGAGGAGCAAGTGTTAAAACAATTAAAGCACATTTAGATAAGTACAAAGGATTTGGATTCAAACCGGATTTAATTATCATTGATTATGCAGATTTGTTAAAGCCCGTAAACAAACGAGATAGTACCTATGCAGAATTAGGTGGGGTGTATGAAGAAATCAGAGGCTTGAGTGGTGAGTTGGGTGTTCCAATTTGGACAGCATCACAAACCAATCGTTCAGCAATTGATTTTGAAGTTATACAAGCTGATTCAATTGCAGATTCTTATGCAAAAGTAATGACATCAGATTTCATTATGAGTGTAAGTAGAAAAGCAAAAGATAAGTTAAGTAATACTGCACGATTCCATGTTATGAAAAATAGATTTGGAGCAGATGGATTAACATTTCCAGCTAAGATGGATACTA